GCCTTGCCCCTGGGCGCCGGCCGCTTCGTCGTAAAGCTCGGCCCTCGCGGCTTCAACCTTGGCTGATTCCTCAGCAGCAGCGCTGACTTCTGCCGGGCTGCCTGCATCACCAGCAAACGCAACTTCAGACATTGAATCCATCCCGAATGATCATGTGACCGCCATCAGGCAGGGGCTGCGTATGCGACCCCTTGCCTACTGTCAAGCTTTGGTCAACGGAAGATGGTTCTTCAGGCTGCGACTGGTCCTTGATCAAGTCCGCCAGCTGCTGCTCCGCTGGGTTGCGGCGTCGCCGTTGCTCCACTCTGGATCGCTCCTTGTGCGAGTTGTTGTGCCAACATAGCCTGCTGTTGCTGTGCTTGCTCAGCCTGCAGCTCCTGATCATCCTTGACCAGACCAGCTGTATCAATGCCGTCTGCCGCAGCGAAACGACGGATCAATTCGCTGGGGTTGATGTATTGCAAGAACTGCTCAGGCCCAATAGAAGCGGCCACTGTTTGCAGGAACGTTGTCAGCCGTTGCTTGTCATTGCCGCGGCCAATCGCCTCCAGGCCGGTAGTGACCTGAGGCTCGACAAGACCTTTCGGGACTGGGGGAATATCCCCCTCACGCTCCATCAGGTGCATCACCCTGCGGATCAGTGGCAGCTGTAGTTCTGCGCTGAGCATGGAGTACACCCCAGCCAGGCCACGCTCCAGGCTCTCGGCCATCAACCTGATCTCTTCGGCGGTCACTCGTTCCGCGTCACGCTGGATCGCCTCGTCAGCAAGGAAGGTGTAACTCAGCCTGCGCTCCAGCAACTGCATCGCCTGCAGGGCAACGGACATGTCCGAAGACTTCTGCACCTGCAGCGCTTCCACATCGGCGGCGTTGCCAGCAACGATTGCACCGTTCTCCGCACGAGCCAGCACGTCAGCGCGGGTGGTGCCATTGGGGTTGACCAGGAACAGTGCCTTGGCACTGATCAGAGCACCCTGCACCACGGCCTTACTCAGGGACTCCAGGCTCTGCAGATCGCCCAGCACCTCCTCGACAAGGCCACGGCCGTAGCTTTCACCCGCCACCTTCCGAAGCCTGAGGACTACCCAAGGGCTGGTCTCCAAGGAGCTGAAGCCAGCGCTGCCAGCCAGCTTCTCCCCGTCGTATTCCTGATACCACTCAACGCGGTTGTCCTGGGGGCTGATGTTGATGTGGGTGTACACATCCTCCCGCTCATCGCTCTCACCCTCGCCTGACTCTTTGGGCTCACGCACTGGCATGTAGCGCTCGGCCACCTGCTCACGCACCACGATCTCGGTGACGTTCCCTTCCGGGTCACGATCAACGCAGAACGACCGCAGCGTGTACATGCGGATGGCATCAGCGCCGATGTACAGCAGGGCATTGCCGCCAACGATCAAGTGCTTGACCGCTTCAAACAAGGCCGAGCGAGCTTGCAGTTGATCCAGCCGGCGCAGCACTTGCCGCTCCAGGTCGGACAACGCTTGATCGAGCTGGCTGAGCAGCTGCTCCTCCTGCCCGCCACGCTGCTCCAGGTACTGCTGGATCTTTCCCTTGTCGATGGTCAGCCGGAAGAAGGGCTGACTCGGGGGCATGAGTGCAAGCAGCAGCTTGGCACTGAGGCTGTTGACGCCCCTAGCCCCGGCCCCTTGATACAGGCTGGGGATGCTGTTGTATCGGTCGCCTGCCCAGCTGTCGTTCTGGTCAGACTCAGGGATGAGGGTAGGGATAGTCAGCTTGCTGGCATCAATCGCACGGCGGAGGTACAAGCTCCGGTACGGCTCAAGATCCTTCCAGCGCGATTGAGCAGTGTTGTTCATGCGATTTGCAAGCCGGCGAGGGTGGGCGAAACGGAGCTAGATGGAGTCAACATCGACAGGCTGGACAGGAGATTGGCGTTCTCGTCTTCCTGCTGTCGCTTGTTGCTGCCATAGGTGAGATTGGAAACGGTTGGCTCCATGTTCGGGACATATGCCCGAGATAACGCTTCCGCCTGGCGGCGCTGCTCTTCGTAGGCGGCCTGAGCAGCAGCGGCCTGCTGTTGCTGAGCCAGGTTTGCCTGCTGGAACTGCTGGTCTTGCTGCATCATCAAACTCTGCAGACCGGCGATCTGCTCGTCTGCGGAAGTTTGTGAGGCAGCGAGTTGGTCGTTGAACGTCGAAACAATGTCAGCAACGTTCTGTTCGTTCCTAGCCTGCAGGTCAAGGATCTGCTGGTTCAGAGTGTCTTGGCCTGTGGCCAGGGTGTCGATAGTGGTTTGTGCCCAGTCCTTGTAGGCATCGAACTGGCGGTTGATGTAGTTCATGGTGCCGCGGCCACCGCCGCGCCCATTGCCACCACCGCCACCACCTCCGCCTCCTGCACCGCCACCGCCGCCACCACCACCTGCGCCACCGCCTCCGGTCGCCATGCCTGAGTTACGAGCAGCAGCTGTGCCACCACGAGGCAGAACGATGGGGTTGTATGTAGTGCCGCCAGCAATGTTGGTCGAGCCACCGTTGACACTTCTGGTCTGGGTGGAAGGAACGTTGTACTGGCTGCTGCCGTAGTAAGCAGTGCCCTTGTTCATCTGCAGGTTCTGCAGCGGAGCGAGGGCTTGAGCCACTAGGCCAGCGTTGCCGCCAGCGTTCATGGCGAAAGGACTGGTGTTGGCAACAGGGCCAAGGCGACCAGCGTTGTACTGGTTGACTAGGCCAGAGCCAATGCCCACCCCGGCTTGGGTGGCCTTTGCCATGACCTGGGCAACAGTCTTGCCGGTCTGATTGGCAATTTGGCGAGCCTCAGAGTTGCTGATGACGGGGCCAACATTGCGGACAGCGGAAGCAACACTTCCGCCACCACCACCACCGCCACCGCCGCCACCGCCGCCAGAAGACCGTGCGGGGGCCGAAGATCCACCACCGCCGCCACCACCACCGCCGCCACCGCGATTTCCGCCACCGCCGCCACCGCCGCGATTGCCGCCGCCACCGCCGCCGCCCTTCTTAGCCATCAGTCAGCCCCCTAAGAAAACGAATGACAGATCGTTGTCCTGAAGCGTACCGAATCTGATCAACAGAGTCATTCAGCTCCGGCGTTCTCTCGGGAAACAACTGATCAAGAGCATCAAGCAACTCATCATCAAGATGCTTCGCAATGATGCGCTTCAGTGTGTCGGGGGATTCCATAGCTTGACGGTGTGAGTGTCGAAGTCATACTCGCCATGCCGGAGTATGCGGGCTAGTCGCGCTTGTTGCGTTGCGTATTCGGATGCGACGTATAGATCAAGTTTCTTCTTGACCTGCGCCTGTTCATACGTGCGAACAACAGTTTCCCAACAATCCAGCGGCTGCGAGATGTCAAGGTCTTTGGCGATTCGTGCTGCACCAACCGGGCCGAGCCCTGGACAACCCGGTATTCCATCGGTCGGGTCACCCGATAGGTACTGCTGGTAGGTGAACCGCTCGGCATGTTCGAGCGTGTTCGTCTGGACGACGAGACCATTGATTCGTTGAACCACGAGTCCACGTTCGTCATCAACCTTCTGTCCTTCATCGAACCATACATGGGTGCCAGGGATCTGCATCAAGTCTTTGTCGCGTGCAGCGATAACAACAGGGTCATCCTCTGCTTCGGGCATCGTGGCGAAGATCCCGATCAGATCGTCTGCCTCGATCTGGTAAAAACAAAACGCTGTGGGCTCCGCCAGTAACTCGGCCTTCAGCTGCTTGTAGCCAATCGGCTTGGGCTTGCCCTTGCGATTGGCCTTGTACCCAGGAAACACATCCTTCCTGAAGGCACTGGCTTCCGTGAAGCAGTGCCATACGTCGTCAAGTGTCACTGAGTACGCCTCGCACAGTTGCCGCACGCCTTGCCAATAAAGGTCTCGCGCTTCAGGCAGTTCGCTGTGCCGAGTCCACACGTCGTCACCCAGCTGAACCTCGACCTCAGTTGCCATAGCAACCTTGAAGAGGAGCATGTCGGAATCAAGCAAGATTCTCATGCCACCCTCCGAGCCTTCATCGGGGTCGGCAGAACCTTGATGATCTTGGGGATAGTCCCACTCCCCTTGGCTCCTGACACCCACTTGATGTCAACAAGCTCCTCGGTTGCCTGCCTGCTGTAGAACCTGTGATCGCAGTATTGGCAGTGACGGCGCCGGATGATGTAGCTGCATTCATCGTCCAGCTTGGACAGGATCACTTTGGTAATCCAGGCGCCACAGCTGGGGCAGTTGGGCCCTGTTGCTGATAACCCCATTGTTAATCTCCATTGGAGGCAAGGTGTTCTAGGTACATCCAGACAGGATCGTCTGGATCAATGCCGTGCTCGACGAACCACTCGGCCAGTTCACGCAGGCTGTAGAAGACAGCGGTGTCAGTACCGACGCCGCCGATGAAGACGCTGCTCATCCCGTTACGGGTGACGCGCTGGGCATGAACCGTGTCACTCAGCCAGCTGTCTTCCACGATCTGTGCCGATGCGCGGTGCAGGGTCTTTTCCATCTGCCGCATCTCGTATGCGCTCGGCCACGCCACGTATAGCGAGGGCGACGAGATCACACCCTTTTCGTTGAGAGTCCAACGACCACTGCTCGATCTCGTCTGCGACGATCTTGAGCGATGACGCCATACGCACCCGATCAGAGAGCGCATACCGTGAATCAGGGAACCAATAAGCGTCATTGCACCTTTGGATCAATGGGATAGCTCCGGATGGTGTCTCGCAGGATTGCGGCTGCGGCACCGTATCCGTTCCAGAAGGCTCGGGCGAACGACGTTTGGCCATGATCGGAAATGGGTTCGTTGTTGAATTGGCGGACTGCGTTGTCGTACATCGTGTTGAGGAATGACCCGTAGACGGCGTACTTACTGTCGGCCTCTAGCGGCGCAGTGGAGACGTAGTGACCAAAGAGACCTTGGCTTCCGGGTACTTCGTCCTCGCGTACTGCAGCGCTGCCTGCTTGGTCGGCGCCTTGATCACTTCGATCATCGGCTTTGCCGTTGGGAATAGAACTTTGATCTTCCATAGTGGGTGCTTGGGATCATCGGAAAATGTGCGGCCCCTGTTGATCGGGTTGTATCCCTCGGAGCTGATGATGTTGCTAGAGGTCCGTTTCATGGAACCGGCAGAAAGTTGGCAGGTACTTGAGCTTGCACATGGGGCCTAGCTCCCCCTTCACCCGGTTCTTCTTCAACCAACACGTTGTTGTGTTGGCTTCCTCCTTGTCCTCGGCCCTGGGGTTCCGCTGCAACATGACAACGAAATCTGGGATTTGAGCTAGGGAATGAGATCCTCGTAGTTCGGCAAGCGTGGGCTCGCCGCCTTCTTCGTGCGCCGGGCCAATGCCTCCCGATCTCGATAGGTGGCAGACGACAACCATGGTGAAGTTGAGCTCGACGCAGAGCGTCTTGAGATCCTTGATGCAGCGATCAATAGCCCGACGCTGATCAGTGCCAAGGGCAATACCATCAGCCAGAAGTGAGAAGTGATCAAGGACAACAACTTGACATTGTTCTCCCAGGACATAATGTTTAACGGTGGCAACAAAAGAGTCAAAGTCTTCGCTGCCGAACTTGTCCAGCAAGAAGAGGTTGTCTGCAAAAGCATCCATCGCCTCCTTGATGGATTCAGGATCCCTGGCCTTGCGCTCCTCAGGCTTGTCGAGATGGAGCGGCAAGCCCATCTGCTCCGACAACATGCGCTCAAGGCTGGTGTCACAGCTTTCTTCAAGGCCGATGTACGCGACCTTGACCTGGTGATCCCTGCACAGGTGCAGCGCAATGCTGCGCGTGAACAGGCTCTTGCCGATGCCGGTTCCGCCAGAGATCATCACCAGTTGCCCGGCTTTCATCCCTTCGGTCATCCGATTCCAACCCGCCCAGGGGTAGGGCAGGCCGAAGCGACGCTCGGGGTTGAGGATCTTGTTGAGCAGTTCTGGCGCATGGACAATCGCCTCCGGGCGATGGCGCCTTGCGTTGTTGATGGCTTCAAGGATGGCGTTGTAGTCATCCCCCATCCAGGCTTCGTTGGCGTCCTTGTAAGGGAAGCCTCCTGCGATAGCAGCAGTAGGGCCGATAAGTGCAGCCAGATCAGTAGCAGCCTTGCGGCCGGGTTCGTCGTTGTCCATGAAGATGACAACGCGCTTGAAGCCCAGGATGTAAGTGAGCTGATCTGTGCAGGACTTTTTAGCCGAGGCTGCTCCATCAGGGATTGATGCAACTACAAACTTGCTTTGATGGCGATGCTTGTAGAGGCATTCGTACACAGTCATCGCGTCGATCTCGCCCTCGGTAAGGACGAGCGTTCCGTCGCTGCCTAGGTGCTGACCGAAGAGTTGGATCTTGAGGCCCTTCTCCCGGCCCAGCCAGGCAAACTGCTTCTCCCCGTAGCGGATGTGCTGCGCAACGGTGAGGCCGTTCTCGTCTCGGTAGTTGGCCAGCTGTGCAGGCTGGCCTCGGTAGGAAGCCGAGTCGTAGCCATACATCCGACAGGTTCGCTCTGAGATCTTTCGGGACGAAAGGCCAGAGACCTTGCCTGTCAGCAGGCTGGTCTTGACAGTCACGCTGTCATTGCGTGGCAGGCCGCCAAGCAGGCGCTTAGCAGTGCCGTTCACGTTGGGCTTCCATGGTTGTCCGTCGCTGGCAAAGCGCTGTTGACAGGAGAAGCAGTAAATAGAACCGTCTGGGTACTCGGTTGCTGCGTCCGAGCTTCCACATTCTTCGTTGGGACATGGAATGTGGGTCGTGCTCCCTCTTGCCATTGCTTCATGAAGTCAGGTGGAATGGGGATGGGGCACCAAGCAATGCCGTGCTTAGAGCACCACTCGGCGTAGGTGGTTTTGCTTTGCTTGTTCAACGTCAACGTGGGACGTTGCAACGCAACAAAGATGGGCAGGCCAGGGTTGTTGAGGATCACCGCCAAGAACTTGGATCGTTCAGCCGGTGGCCACCAGCCCTTCACCTCCACATACACAGAGCCCACCTTGAAGTCGGGGCGGTACTTGCGGTGCAGAACGTAGGAGAATCTTTCGCTCTCGTACTCAGGGGAGTAGCCCTGATTGATCAGGGCCTGCTCCACTTCGTCCTCAAGCTTTGAGCGACGCTCCTTGTCGTGCTTGTTGCGTACTCGCCGGTTGTACCGGTCAAGCATCGGCGGCTAGGGCTGCGGCGATGGAGTCGATCTCCTCGGGTACCCAGCCGCCTTCGATGGGGGGCAGTTCTTCCTCGGTCTTCTTGAGCTCGGCAACCTGGAAGCCCTTGATCTGTAGGGACACGCCCTTGGAGCCGGGCATGTCGTACACGTAAATGTCGTAGACGACCTTGCCCGTCGTCCCAGCAGGCACGCGGGGGATGGTGCCAGTCACGATGCGACCCAGGCTGTCGTACAGGGCAGGCGGGGTGTTGGTTTTCTGCTCGCCTGTCTTGGTCTGATAGGTGGTGTTGCGCTTGAAGTTCCAGAGAAGGTTCTCGGGATCAGGCTCCAGCTCGCCTTCTTCGTTGCGCTTCATGCTGGGCTTGTAGGGGAAGCGCAGCTTGTCGTCTGTCGCTGGAAACTTTGGGTTGGCTGCACGTTTGGCAGCGACTGCAGCCTGAATGTTCTGGATGATCGAGTCGGAATCCTCAAGGCT